CTAATGGAACATCACAATTTAGTTCTAATGGAGATTCGGGTGTTTCAGTAAATAGAACTGGTGATAATGGTAATGTTATGACATTCCGTAGAGATGGTAATTTAAGAGGTAGAATTGCAGTTGATGGGAACTCAACATCTTATGTAACAAGTTCTGATTACAGATTAAAAGAATCAATCACATACGACTTTGATGCAACTTCAAGACTAAAACAATTAAAACCAGCTAGATTTAACTTTATTGCTGATGCTGATACTACAGTAGATGGATTTTTAGCACATGAAGTATCAAGTATAGTTCCTGAAGCAATTAGTGGTAAAAAAGATGCTATGTTTGCAGAGGTTCTTTACGTTGATGAAGATGAAATACCTGATGGTAAAAAAGTAGGTGATGTAAGAACTCCATCACAAATTAACCCACAAGGAATAGACCAAGCTAAACTAGTTCCTTTACTCGTGAAAACCATACAAGAATTAGAAGCTAGAATAACAGCCTTGGAGAGTGCATAATGACTGAAGAAAATACTAATGTCATAAATATTGATGGCAAATCATACAAGCAAGAGGATTTATCTGTAGAACAGATAAGGCTTGTTAGTAAGATTGCCAAGTATCAAAAGCAGAGCAATGATCTGAAAGATGCATTTGAAGATGCCAATATATTACAGCAACAATATCTCCAATCACTCAAGACATCATTAAGCAATGATGAAACTGTTGAACGTATGGAAAACACAAGGGCTAGTTAATGGTTAAAGCATCTGAGGTTAAATCACAGATAGACACACACGAAGCAGTATGTGCTGAGAGATGGTTACAAACACTATCCAGGTTAAAAAGATTAGAGCAGATTATGCTAGGCACAACAGCGACAATGCTTGTAATGATGGCTGGTTTATTACTGAGGTGATCTATGCTTGAAATGCTTTTAGTAGCTAATTCTGCCTTTGCAATAATTAAAAAAACACTAGAAAATGGTAAAGAACTACATTCTGCTGGATCAGCAATCGCCACTTTTATAGGTGCTGAAGACAAACTTAAACAAGATTTACATAAAAAAAAGAATAGTCTTTGGACTAATTTCTTAGGCAAAACTGATAATGATCTAGAAGAATTTATGGCTCTTGAGTCTATACGAGTTAAGCAAGAAAAGTTACGTGAATATATGCAGTTATTTGGCAGAGCTAACCTCTATACAGATTACATACAATTTTGTGCTACGGCACGTAGAGATAGAAAAGAAGCACGTATTAAAGATGCAAAACGTAAGGAACATATTAAAGATTTATTCCTCAAAATAATATTAGCCATTTTAATCACAGCAATGTTGGCTGGTGTTGTAGGAGTTCTTTTAATTGTAGCTAAAAAGAGAGGGTTAATATGAGTGCCTTCTTATTAATTTGTACTTTGAACGGAATTATAGATAAAGGGGGAGTCTATTTTCGCAATGCTAATGATTGTATGAATTTTAAAGATATTCTTAGTGGGCAATCGTACATGAAGAACGATGAAAAACAAGTGTACGATTGTATGTGTAAACTTGTACCAAAAATAGATGAAGGAAAGGTAAGGGTGTATTAATGGAAACAAAAAAAAGACTTACTAAAGGTCAAGAAAATACGATGAAGAAACATTCCAAGCATCATAGCTCAAGACATATGAGATTGATGAAATCAAAAATGTTTGCCGGCATGTCATTTTCTGAAGCACACAAACTAGCACAAAAAAAAGTTGGAACATAATGACAGATAAAAAACCATTATCTGATTGGGGCGATGTCAAGGTAAGCGACAATTCTTTTGAGTTGTCTTTAAGGATTTTGGGAAATGAGTTTGTAGCAATTAAAATCGGATCAACAAATTTTAGTGGGAAACTTATAGCTGGTGGGATCTTGTTATTATTTTTTACTTTAATTTTGCTTGAGGGTTTTGGTTTGAATGAAATATTAAAAGGAGTTTAGAATGCTACAATTTTTAGGACCGATTGCTAACCTGGCTACAAGCTGGATGAATAGCAAAGTTGAAAAAGTCAAAGCTGATGGTCAAGCCAAAGTAGCTCAAGCTAAAGCGAAAGCTGTCGTTGCTGAGAAGGTTGCTTCCGGGGAAGTTGCCTGGGAAAAGTCTATGGCTGATGCGACTGATGGATCATATAAAGACGAGTTTGCTTTAGGTGTACTGCTTGCTCCAGCAATTTTAGTCTTCATCCCATCCATGACAGAGCATGTAAGAAATGGCTTTGAAGTATTAAACACCCTACCCGATTGGTACCAGTACCTATTATTTATAGCAGTCAGTAGTTCTTTCGGTATCAAAGGTGTTGGTCAGGCAATGAAACTTATGGGAAAGAAATAATGATTTGGTTTTGGTTAAGGCTGTCAAAATTTTTTAACAAAATTGGCAATTACTTTTATTACAAGCATGTCAAAGAAGTAAAAAGGAGAGGAAAAAATGGCTAGACGTATTACCAGGTTTGCTCACAATCAATGTGCTGAATGTGGTGCAGACATGAGAGAAGTTATTTATATAAGACCCTTCGCAAAGATATGTAGCGAATGTAAAAGCAATGCCTGGTCAGGTAACGCAGAAGTAAAAAAAATTCATCAAGAATTAAAACTTCGTAATAGCAAGATGACACCTGAAGAATTAGGAGAAGATGAAAGCTTTGTAGATGATCCCAGGGCTGAAAAAGAAATTCACTATGGGAAAATAGCAAAGAGGGAAACGACTTTTAGTAACAAAGCAACAATAATAGAAAGGAACTTTCATGTCTAAACCTGGATTATATGCCAACATAAATGCTAGACGTAAGAAAAACATATCTCGTAGCAAGAAGAACTCAACGATCAGCGACAAGGCATACGCAAACATGAAGTCAGGATTCAAGAAGAAAAAGAAGAAGTCTTAATGGATATAGATAGATTGCGTGAAGACCTTATCATTGATGAAGGCACCAAGAACGAAATTTACCTGGATCATTTAGGATTGCCCACATTTGGAATAGGTCACCTTGTAACTGAATGGGATAAGGAATACGATCTGCCGGTTGGCACAGCCGTATCTCCTAAAAGAGTAAACCAATGTTTCCAGGTGGATGTTTATGGTACCATCGATGAATGCAAAAAGCTGTATGATAACTTCGATGATCTCCCGGAAGAAGCAAAACAAATCATTGCTAATATGATGTATAATATGGGTAGACCTCGGCTGTCTAAATTTTTACGCATGAAAGAAAAGGTGGATGCCGGTGATTGGGTTGGAGCTAGTGTAGAGATGAAAGACTCCCGATGGTACAACCAGGTAACATCGAGAGCTGAAAGATTAATTGAGAGAATGAAAGCTATATAAGTTCTATAGCTCTATAACTACAGCCACCATTCTCTTTAAATCGTCTGATATGCCCCTTCTCATCTAGTTTGTTCACAAGTTTGAAGACTGAGTTCGTTGATTTAAAACCAGCACCTACACATATCTCTTTATAGGTAGGCATGTACTCATGTTCAGCATGGTAAGCTTCAAGAAACTTCAGGACCTTGTGCTGTTTAGGAGTTAATGGCATCTTCTGCATCGAACAATCTCCCCTCATCCATTTCTATTTCTTCGATCAATCCAAAGTCAGCTTCCCTAAGTAGCTCTAACATCTCCATGTTATTAGTTTTTAGTTCAGCATATTTTCTTTGCTTGGTTTGGAAATCCCACATTTTAGATCTGTTAATCAATTCCATGTAATGTTTGTACTCTAAAACAAAGTCATTTTTATTACCGACTTGCAAAGGTTTTTTACCTGGAATACTTAATACCCAATTAATCTCGATTTTAGGCTCTTCAGGAGGTGTAAGCTCTTCGATTATATCATTAACACTTCGAGCATCCTTATTAAACCTAGGGTCCTTGTCTAGCTCTTGTACAGTATTAATAGGCACCGGAAAGTCTTGAGCTTCCTCACCAGTAATTAATCCACCGATAACATCAGCGAATGCATCACGTAAAGCAAAGCCCCTAGCCCTCATCTGAAGCATACGATCCGGATAATTTTTCCAAGGTGGTCTGTTTAAAAGATTAGCACTTTGTGCCTGACCCATAGAAAAACTAGATTGTATTAGTTCAGTAGATCCATCAGGTGCTAACCTGGACACGACACAAGTTGCCGTTCTCTTGCCACCTTCACCTTCAATTGATTCTTTGACAGACAAACATCTCTTATCATTTCTAACCATAGCTAGTAAGGCATCGCCCCATACTGAAGGTTTACCATTAATGACAGCAATGTTTTGCATAGCTTGGAAAGGTGCTAGTCCAAGTGAAGCCCCGGCAGACACAGCCAAAAAAATATTGGCTGGTTTATTTTTATAACTGTCCGGTACTAAGTCAGACTTAGCAAACATCTCAGATATTCTGAGTGCCTGATCTACGTCAGTCGGAATTAAATTGGTTTTAAAACTATTCATTACTTATCTCCTCAATTGAAAATCGTCTATGTTGTGTGGATGGTTTAGCTGGAACTAATTTTTCCGGCTGTGCTTTACGTTTGACTATTGGATGACTGATCCTATACCCACCTATGCTTGCGTATTCAGCATCGAACTCATCAAGGACAAGCTCCAAAGCTTCTTGGCATCTTTCTTTTTGTAACTTCCAGGACTTCTCTTCAGCCTTACATTTATTGTAGTCAGTAATGATCTGAATAACATCATCCTTTGTTTCCAGGTGGTCTAATGGAATAGTATCCGGCTTGCCATTATCGATTGGTGGGTATGGCTTGTCATTATCAACACGATCCCAAAAGTCTTCGACCTTATCCAAAATAATTTTTATAAGCTTTTCGCTTCGTCTATATGGATAGAGTTCAAACTTTAATTTAGGACCAAGCTTGGCAATAACTCCCCAGCCAAAGTCAGCACACAGCATTTGTGTTTGAAGCTGTAGCACCTGGTCGGCTCTAGGTGGTCCATCATCCCAGCCATCAGTTTTTATTTCTAAAGCACCGAAGCCTGAAACAGTTATGTCTTCACCTTGTGAATTAGGGATAGTGAGTTCGCCCCCGACTACTTCCAGGATACCATCAAGAGAAGCACACAGCCTAGCACCCTCAATACGATGAGCATCTGTTGGGGGCTGATAGTTACAAGCCACATTGTCAGGGCAAAGGCTGTCTAACTTATCACTAGCCCATTCAGTCAATGCCGGCTCCAGGTAATTACCTCGGTCCTTTGCATCTTTATACAACCCATCATCAATAGCTTGAACACCAGCTTTAGCATTTAAAACTATTTGCCTGACGGCTTCATTGGTTTGGAAAGGTGTTTCACCCATAACGATAGCCCCTACTTTAGAAGCTCCTAATTCATCGGCATCATTGGACCACTTCATATCTTCACCTCATAGTTTAAAGCAAAGCAAGCATCGTCAATAAGGCAAGTAAAATGAAATGAATAGTATATGGTAGCCAGGGTAAATACTGTTAAAAAAATGTATAAAATTATCTTAAAAAGTATTACAAGAGCTAGAGGGTTGATCCAAAAATGAGGGTTTCCGGGTGTTACATTGTATATATTATGCGACAAACGTATGATATTATCAAAGAGGTCTTCCCTAAGTAGTTGATTAAGTGACATTTTATTTTTCTCCTTTAATGTACACAGTCTAGAGGGCTTGGCAAAAACACATACTATATGTTGATTCAGCTCCTCTAAGTCATTGATTGTTCGTGGGCTAAAATTGCTCATCTTAGGGAATGTACACCAAGCATTTCAATTAATTCATGAGAGGTCTTGATCGACAAGTTTGTAGTAACAATAGCTTCTTGTGCTTTCAGAACTCTCTCAAATTTTGACTTGCTTGCATCCCTAGATATTTTACCTAGCTCACGACTAAGTTGCCTTAAATGTGTAGAAGCAGATTTAATCATTTTAATATCGACTATTGGTATTGTCATACGAACAGCAACACGAATATCTTTATAAGTTAAATACTCTCTACCATTTAACAGCATTCGAGCGATCTTTTCTTTCTGAGGTCCGGTCAGGGTCGGAAATACATGACCATGTCGCAACTCCATGCCACCAAATTCACCGGTTTCTTTAATACGTTTTTGCAACATTTTACCAATAGGCATTTTATCAAAATAATCGTCTGTCTGTTTGTAATCAAAGTCCGGTATGTCGGCTCCTGGTGGTTGGTTATGTCCGATGAGATCGTCACTTTTAGTTTTAACTTCTTCTTTTCTTTTATAAAAAGTTTTATTTGTTTTGTGTTTCATTACCCTTCTCCTTCCTATCAAGTCATGATCAACTGATGTTCTACATTAAGAATTATAAATAATAAAAAATCTATGCATATCGAATTGGTACTTATTATATTTTTATTGGCAAGTCCATTTGCACTAGATCTTCAAAATTATATAAAGCATTATAGGCTGTTCCGATAATCGATCTTGTATTATCTTTTCGCCACAAACAATAATCTTCCATCTTCTCTACAAGTGTTGCTGATGCTCGACATTTGACTAAATTCGCTTTCCTGGTAACTTCGAGCCAGCCCTCTGCTTCACATTCAGATATCATCGTAGAAATTGACTGTCTATTAGATAACATTTCATCGACAAGCTCTGTTATAGTGTAAAACCTATTGGCATAAACAGCGTAAGTCATCCATCTAGCAAAAGCATTACGCAATGGTGATGAATTAAAATATCGTTGCACTTTATTATCCATTCTTGTTTGCCTAGCAATATACAAAGCCATCTCAGTTTCGACAGTCTTTTGGAAATATTGTTTTAATAAGTGTGTGTGTATTTGCTTGGCAGAGTTTTTTAAAACGTCTTTGTTTATGTCATTCATTATTTATTATCCAATCTTTTTGCTATGTTTCTCACAGACGATGCATGCCAATTACCACCTCTAGCAGTCGGCACCCCAAGATCGTTTAGTTTTTGTGCTATTTCTCGGTAGCTTTCACCACCTCTTGATAAAGCTGATACTGTAGGACCTATCTTAGTGGCAAAGTTATCAGCAATAGTTTTAACGACTGTCGAAGCTGAAGCCCTGGCTTTATCCATTTCATTATGGATGCCAAGCTTCGTAATACGATTGCCATTAGATGAGATAATACTGCCCTTATCAGTAAGCTCCCCTTTAATTCTGTTAAGACCTGACTTAGTTCTTTTAGAAATCTTATCCCTTTCAAAGTCAGCAAAC